AAGCGTTGGAAATGTTACACAAGCACAGTCTATTGCTTATGCGATGATATTGGGACTCTGATGCGGGGGCGTTATGAATTTTGCTTGGTCGTTCCCTCAATTTATAGTGAATCCACTATCAAACGGACTGCCCAATGTGGTTACGGCCATTAACTGGGTGTGTACGGGTACGGATGGGTCTGTCACGTCGTCTTCATCCGGCACTGCTAATTTAGGAACGCCTAATCCGGCAGAATTTGTTTCTTATGACGACATTACCCAATCCCTTGCGGCACAATGGGTTTCACAGTGCATTAGTATGCCAGGCGTTGAAGAGTTAATTGCAGTGCAAATCGGTCAACTGACCAAGCCCATCTCTCAATCTCAAACACCACCTTTCTAGGGGAATTACATGGACAATTTAGAATTGGAATTAAAACTGACGGTGGCTCACATCAATACCGTGCTTAAACATTTGAGCGCCGGCGTTTATTCCGAAGTGGCCGACTTAATTGCGCTTTTGCATGGGCAAGCCAAGCCACAAATTGAAGCGTCTGCGCCGGAAAACGCAACTGAAAAACCTGCCGCTGAATAAGGGGAGTGCGATGGCATTTGGCATTGATGACGCCATTGGCGCTGGGCTTCAAATCATTAACAAATTTATTCCTGACCCCAATCAAAAGGCGTCGGCCGAACAAGCATTACGGGATTCTTTACAGTCTTGGGATCAACAACAAAACACGGTAAACGCAAATGAAGCGGAAAACCCTACTCTTTTCGTCTCTGGGTGGCGCCCTGCTATTGGTTGGGTTGGCGCTTTTGGCCTCGCGTATCAATATTTGGTGCGTCCATTTGCCTACGGAGCGGGCTGGCACGATCTGCCTGTTTTGGATTCATCCCTTATGGAACTGGTAATGGCAATGTTAGGCATGGCCGGCTTACGGACATACGAAAAAATACAAGGCGTTGCCCGTAAATGAACGATAATTTTGAACAGTGCCTTGCCTTGGTTTTAAAATCAGAAGGTGGTTTTGTCTTTAATCCTAAAGACCCTGGCGGTATGACCAATTTAGGTGTTACACGGGCAACTTGGCAAAATTACACCGGCCACGATGTTACTGAAACGGAAATGAGAAGTTTAACGCCGCAAGACGTTATGCCCTTATACAAAACCAATTATTGGGATAGAATAAACGGCGATTCACTACCGTATGGGGTAGACTATGCCGTATTTGATTTTGCGGTTAATTCGGGGCCGACCCGCGCCGTTAAAACCTTGCAGCAGGTACTCAATATATCTACCGACGGAGAAGTTGGGCCAGAAACACTTGGTGCTCTTGAAACGGCAAACCCTCGCGAAGTTGCTACAGCCGTCTGTGACGCCAGATTAGCGTTTTTGCAAAGTTTGCCGACTTATGGTACTTTTGGGAGGGGATGGTCTAGCCGTGTTTCAGAAGTGGAACAAACGGCATTTTCTATGGTTGGATAATTATGTCTTTGACTTACGCATCATACGTCCAACAAATTGCGACGATGGCCGTAGTACCGGTCACGGACACCAATTTTACCATTATAATTCCATCCATGATTGATTACGCCGAGTTGCGGATGCAACGCGATTTGGACTTTTTGTCTACGCAAATTAGCACAACGGCTTATACTTTCACTGGCGGCAGCAATACGCTCACAATTCCGACATCTCAATTTATTGTTCCGCAAACATTTGAAGTCATTGATAATTCTGGAAATTCCACACCCTTACTGCCAGTAGGTAAAGAGTTTATTCAAAACGTCTATGGATCTGGCTCAACGCAAGGTTTGCCACAATATTTTGCCGTCTACGGCGGCGATACCAATACAACAGGCAATACATCGCAAAATCTTATTGTTGGTCCTACACCAAACAACAGTTACGCGGTCAGGTTGACGGGTACGGTACGCTCGGCGCCATTGTCGGCTACCAACACAACAACCTTTATATCTACCTATTTGCCTGATTTATTCATCATGGCATCCATGATTTATATTTCAGCTTTTCAACGCAACTTTGGCCGACTTAACGACGATCCGTCGATGGCGCAAACGTATGAGTCTCAATACCAAACTCTTAAAACAAGTGCGCTTGTGGAGGAAAACAGAAAGAAATTTGAAGCTGCTGCTTGGACGTCTTATTCGCCGGCACCCGTCGCATCGCCAACGAGGTAACCCATGCCTCATGCAACCATTAAACTATCGCCAGGCGTTGAGACAAACAACACTCCGGTTCTTAACCAAGCAGCTTATTCAACATCGCAACTCATCCGGTTTTTGCCGGAGCGTATGGGATTGGGTTTGGCGCAAAAACTAGGCGGATGGGTAAACTATTTTGGATCTGCTTTATCTTCTAAAATTCGCGCTTTAAAAGGTTGGTCTGATTTAAATGCCATCAATCATTTGGGAATTGGCGCAGAATCATCGCTCAATGTTTTAACAAGTAATACGTTAATTGATGTTACTCCGCGCACGATTGTAACCAATACATCGCCGGTTTTCGCTACTACTTCGGGTTCAAATGTTGTTTCTGTTACAGATTCAAACACAACAGCTTTATCAACTTTCGACTACGTTGATTTTGTTACACCTGTTGCTGTAGGTGGTTTGGTTCTTACTGGTCCCTATCAATTACAATCTTATACATCAACCACATACACCATTTATGCGTCATCTCTTGCCACTTCTACGGCCAATACGTCTACCAATACAACGGCAGGTTCCTTTGTTGTTGGCGATACCTATCAAATTGTCACGGTTGGAACAACCGATTATACGTTAATTGGTGCGGCTTCCAATACAGTTGGCGTTATATTTAATGCTACGGGTGTAGGATCTGGAACGGGTACGGCCAAACTTGTAGGCGTTTACTCATTCCAAACAACCAATAATTCGTCAATTGTAACGTGTTATTTTGATAATCACGGCTATACCGCTGGATCGCAATTTTATATTGGCGTTTCAACAACGGTTGGTGGCATTAATTTATTTGGTTTGTACACGATTTTAACCGTTCCTACAGCTAATTCATTTACGTTTGCCGCACAAACCTTGGCAACGTCTTCTGCCGGTCCAACGGCAATTAACAGCGGCAACGTAAATTCGGTTTATTATATTGGCGTTGGTCCACAACCTTTGCCAACCGGATTTGGTGTTGGCGGTTTTGGTGTTGGCGGATTTGGTGTTGGTCAGGGCAATTCATTGCCAGGCACCGCCATTACGGCAACAGATTGGACGCTTGATAATTTCGGTTCTTATTTAGTGGCTTGCCCTGCCGGCGGTCCAATTTATTACTACGATCCAAACGGCCAATTAAAAAATGCTCAACTTGTTGGCCCAACATCTCCTCTGGTCAATAGCGGTATTTTTGTCGCGATGCCTGAACGACAAATTATTGCTTATGGATCTTCATTTAATCTCCAAGCCGATCCCTTGCTTGTTCGGTGGTGCGATGTTGGCGATTTTACAACGTGGAACGCAACAGTCACCAATCAGGCCGGCTCGTATCGCATCCCTACGGGATCTAAAATTGTTGCCGGTATTCAAGGTCCGCAACAAGGTCTTTTATGGACCGATCTTGATCTGTGGGCGATGCAGTATGTTGGTTTTCCATTGGTTTACGGGTTTAACAAAATTGCCTCTAATTGTGGCGCTGTTTCTCGGCATTGCGTTGGCCAATTAAATGGCGTCATTTATTGGATGAGCCAAAAGCAATTTTTTATGTCCACCGGTTCGGGATCTCAACCTATTCCTTGCCCGATCTGGGACGTTATATTTCAAAACATCAACACGTCTTATTTGTATAAAGTATGCTGCGGCGTAAACAGCCAATTCAATGAAGTGACATGGTATTACCCCTCGGCGTCGTCAACTGAAAACGATAGCTACGTCAAGTATAACTACGTCCTTGGCCAATGGGATTATGGAACTCTTGGCCGTACTGCTTGGATCGATCAATCTGTTTTAGGATCGCCTATTGGGGCCGGTTCTGACAACTGGCTTTACCAGCATGAGGTTGGCAACGATGCCGTTTACAACGGCCAAACAACCGGTATGCAATCGTCATTTTCAACCGGTTATTTTCAATTGAACGAGGCGGATAATCTGGTTTTTGTCGATCAAATTTGGCCCGATATGCACTGGGGGACGTATAGCGGAAATACCAATGCCACGGTCTACTTGACCATCAACTATACAAATTACGCCACGGATATCGCCACCTCGCCGGCAACAAGTTATTATTCTGGATCTCCATCTAACCAAGTCAGTTCAATTACTTTTCCTATGACAAAATCAACAGAATACATTTCTTGTCGAATTAGGG